AAATGGTCACTATGGCAGACCCGGATGTGGTCATTTACGACCGCACTGGAGAAAGCGTTTTTCTAAAAGGCGAGTTACCTTTTATTCAGATTTGTCCTAACCCTCAGTACGACTATTACTGGGGACAATCTGAAGTTCAAAGACTTGTACAACTACAAGAACTTAGAAATTCTCGCATGGCAGAAATTCAAGATTTACTCTCTAAGCAAGTCAATCCGCCAACGGCTTTGTCCGGCTTTACCGGCATTTTGGATGAGAAAAACTTTGCGCTAAACCGAGCTGGTGGACTCTTAATGTCCGATATGCCCAACGCCAAAGTAGACCGCCTTGCTCCCAATATGCCGTCAGAACTTTTTGAAGTCATCAAAGAAGTAGACGCTATGTTTGAGGAAGCCTCAGGCATTTCAGCTATTTTGTCTGGTCGCGGAGAACAAGGTGTGCGTTCGGCAGGACACGCCTCACAACTGGCTCGCCTTGGTTCTTCAAGAGCTAAAAAACGCGCTTTGGTAGTGGAAGATAGTTTAGAAAAAGTGGCAACACTTTACTTGCGTCTGATGCAAGCCTATGACAAAACACATCTTACAGACCAAGACGGCAATCAATTTATTGCTGAACAGTTCACCAAAGATTACACGGTCAAAGTGGACGCTCACTCTAATTCACCAATATTTACAGAAGATTTGCGTCAATTGGCGTTTAATCTTTTCAAAGCCCAAGCCATTGACAAAGAATCATTGCTTGACTTGCTTGAACCACCTATGAAACAATTGCTTATCGAAAAACTTAAAAAGCGTGAGGCGATGCAACCACAACAACAACAAGCCGCTCCTCAGTCTCCAAAAGAAAAGAAAGCAGATTTGAAAGCGGTGCAATAATGGCAACATCAAAAAGTTACACAACTCCAAAAGCAGATCAGCCTAGAGTAAGCACAGAATCTTTGAGGGCGATGTCTAAACCAGCGTCCATTCAGTACAGAAACACAGGAACTCCCAATTTGGGCGTTCAAAGAACAGCAAGAACAGCAAGAGACACGGTTAGGTTGTAAAAGTTTTTCTGAGAAGAAAAAGGGGTGTGGCTTCCTTCCCCAACCAAAGGTCGCCGCCTTCAACCATGGAGAAGACTATGCGTAAAGCTCGTAAAGGTCGTAAGAGCCGCAAGTAATCTTGGAGGGCTTGCCCTCTAAGGTTATTTGGCTTGACCAAAACCAAGTTCCTTTGGGGGGGCGGGAATCAAAATTTGCCTCCCCACTTAAGTAGTGTTATAGTTCGGTTCAATTGATTTGTGTTTAACAATTGAGGAAATTTATGAGCGTTCCACCAGACAGAATGATGGATTTAATTAAAAGCCAACGCGGTGCGGATACCGCTTTGCCTGCAAGTTCTTCTGCTCCTCCTGCTGATACTGGAACACTTTCCGGTGCAGAAACACCACCAATGGCTTCACCCATGACTACGCCTGAACCCAAAATGGGAAATAAAGAAGGCGCAATGGTGAATCTTTCAATGGCTATGGATTTAATTGAACAAGCTCTGCCTAGCCTTGGCTCTGAATCCGATGAAGGACAAAAAGCGCTTGCCGCCATTCGTTCTCTCACCGCGGTATTAGGTCCCAAGAAAAACAAAACAAAAGAACTTCAGCAGTCTGAAATTATTCAGATGCTACAAAATTTGCCCCAAGCTGGAGGCGCTACGCCAGAAGGTCGGGCAATGTCTCAAGCTCCGGCGGTTCCCAATTTGCCACCGATGCCGGGTGCTGGTATGCCTCCCGGTATGCCTCCTGCCGGTGGCGCAACTCCTCCTCCAATGTAAAAAGGAAACATCATGGATTTATTTAAGCCACGCGCCGCGGGCGCACCTAGAAACCCAATTACTGACAACCAACAAAATGGCGTTGTTACCAACACGCCGCGCTTTGCTCACTTAGGTGGGCTTAGCAATGCGTCCAAAGCCGGACCAAAAAACAAAATGCACGTTGAGAAACCCGGTGACGGAAAAAGAGTAATTTAATAACAACAGGGGATATGTATGAGTAGTTTAGAAGATTTATCGTTTGAACAACGGGATGAGCTTGCTTTGTTGGTTAAAAAAATGTCGGATGACCCAAAAATTCGTCCTAAGTTTTTAGGATTGGTTAGGGAAATTAATCCTGATATGCCAATACCAGAACTCGATATTGAAGCAAAAACCAATAACGCAGTGCTACGCGCAGAACAAAGAGTCAATGAACTTGAAAACAAATTGCGCGAAAAAGACGCGGTTCAAGATTTAGAGGCTCGGCGCAACCGTTTGATTAAACGGGGATTATCTGAGCAAGACATACCTGAAGTAGAAAAAATTATGATTGATAAAGGAATTACCAATCATGAAGCCGCCGCAGATTATTGGGAATGGATGCGTCAAGCCGCAACACCAACATCTGCAACTGGTGGTTATCAGCCAAATCCACTTGCCAAGTTCAACCTTAAACCATTTTGGAAGAACCATGTCACCGCGGCAAGGGATGAAGCATCAAGAGCCTTGACGGACTTACGCAAAGGAAATGTAAGACCTATTGGATTTTAAATTAGGGGATATTTTTTTTCGGAGATAAATTATGCCTATTGGTGGCGGTATTATTCCGGCAACGGGTAGTTCGCAATATACCGAGCTGACTTACGTCACTCGTAGAGCGTTCATCCCCAAGCTGGTTGTTCAACTTTATAACAGTACGCCTTTACTTGCGGCGTTGATTGCAAACAGTCAACAAGCCTCAGGTGGTGTATCTTCAGTAACAGTTCCAGTGCAAGGTTCGCAATTTGTGAACGCCCAGTGGTCGGATTATTCTGGTTCATTTAACCAGCCAGCCGTCCAACAAGGTGCTTACAATGCTGAATTTGATCTGAAACTAATGATTGCTCCAGTGCCGTTTCTCGGTATGGAGGGCGCGGTACAGCAAGACGCCGCTATTATTCCATTAATTGAAGCTCGTATGAATGACGCCACAAACGTCATGATGGATGCGATGGCTACTGCGTTGTATAACAATACAACCAATACCCAACAATTTATTGGATTACCAGCCGCTGTTTCTTCGTCTGGCACCTATGGAAATATTTCTCGTTCAACTTATCAATGGTGGGGAGCAACTCAGTACGCCGCTGGTAACGTAAACCCAACAAGACAAAACATTCTTCAGTACATTTCTGGTACCGTAAAACGTGGCGCTGAAGTGCCTACTTTTGGTATTTGCGGATTTGGAACTTGGACGCTTTTGGCGCAAGACTTTGTGGGTCAAGAGCAATATGTTATTACACCCGGAAACGGATTTGATGGTGATGGCAACGGTCCCCAAGCGGCATTCCGCGCTTTGATGGTTGCTGGTGTGCCTATTTATCCAGACCCTTATTGTCCTGAAGGTATTGTTTATTTCCTTAACATGAATTATCTATCGCTCTACATCCATGAGCAAGGTTCGTTTGTGTTTACAGGATTTGAATCAACACTACCTAATTGGCAAATTGGTTATGTGGGCGCTGTGCTTATGATTGCGGAATTGGTATCTACCAAGCCCAAGACCATGACTCAGGTGACGGGTTACAACTCTATTTCACTATAAGGAAGTAAATTATGTCACTTTCACCCAATAAAATTCTATTAGCCAATGCGGCAACCAACACTGCTGGTGCATATTTTGAAGCATCTAACATTACTGCAACAACCGCTGGTGTCACCGTTCCGGTAGGCTTTTACCAGTTGTTGCCAACAGCTAACGTGGTCATTCAATTTAACAGTTCAAACAACTTGTCTGCGGCAACGTGGACCAATGTTGTAGCAAACAACACAGCAGGAATTGTTTGGTCTGATGGCTCTAATGTTCAAGCATTGTCTTTAGGTGGCAACGTCACTGTAACGCTGTATGGCGTAAACAGTGGTTATGCTGTCTCAGGTACATTTGTTGGACCAACCTAAGGAGTAACACATGGCTAGTCCAGATTCAGTCGGTCAGTTTTACCTTGACAGTTTTGGATATGGTCGTGTGGCTGTTATTCAGGCTACTCAACTCAATACATCAGGAAATGCGGTTATTGCACTTCCCATTTTGAGTGGTGGCTTGAACAACGGAGGAGCAAAAGCAAATTCAGGCGGAATCATTGTTAGAAGAATAACTTTGCAAAATCCGTCTGGTAGTTTATCAAGTGCTTATGTGTCTATCAGTACAACAAGCGACGGTGCAAACCTTGTCGTTTCAAATGCCGCTGTAACACTCACAGGAACTGGTTTGTACCAAGATTTGACAATTGCTTCACCTTATAACGGCAACACGGTTGTATCAGGTGCGGTTACTTCTGCTTTGTATGTAAACATCAACACGGTGTCTGGCAACTCCAACACTTGTGATATTCGCGTATACGGAGACGTTGTAACTTTCTAATTTGTTTTGATAGGGGATAATTATGTTTGTAACAAATAATTGGGAAAAACCCATAGTGTTTGACTACGCCTTTCAGGTGTACACCTTTCCGGTCAATCAAACAGTGGAGGCTCCTGATGATGCTGTTAATCACATATTTGGTTATCACGACAAAGACAAAGAGCCGTATTTGACGCGCCTTGGTCTTATCAAAACAAAAAATGACTTGCCTCAAGGCATGGAGATTTTAGAGAAAATTCAAATTTCTTTAGAACCTCCAAAACAGAATCACTCGTTATCCCCGGTGATGGAAAGAGTACCCCTTCCTTCCTCAAAGAGGGCGGGGGGAAATGTCCACGCATAAGATGGAAGGTCAATGGCTCAAACTCTCTCGGGTTATCTTTATCAAGTTAGAAACTTATTGCATGATGCAAATGCAAATTTCTACACCAACCAACAGCTAATTGACAACATCAATTCGGCTCGGGAAAGAGTTGTCCGAGATACTGGATGCTTAAGAACTGTTCAAGTTTCGCAAGCCCCATGTACCCCAGTCCCCGGTGGTGCATATCCATATAATTGGGTCGCAAACCAAGCTGTCAACCTCGGTGACTATGTTTTTTCAAATATTTTTATCTATCAAGTTACGACTGCTGGTACTTTAGGCTCAACGCCGCCTGCCTACCCTAGTGGCTCGTCCACCATTTATCAAAATTACCCACCCAGTACGCCCTTTCAAAATGGTTCGGCGTATTTGCAATATGTGGCTCCTTGTGAGCAAATTCAATTTTCTTGCTTGCCTCAAGGTTTGCAAACGCTGGATGTTTTAAATATCAATTTGTACTGGGGAAATACCCGCGTTCCCATGCGCTATTTGCCTTGGACCCAGTTCAATGCACAGTTGCGTTTTTGGCAAAACTATATTGGCAGACCTATTTGTTTTTCTGTGTATGGTCAACAGACCATTTACATTTCTCCCGTTCCAGATCAGGTTTACACCATCGAAGTAGATACCGTAATATTGCCAACAGCTTTGGTAAATCTTAGTGATGTAGACTCTATCAACGACCCATATTACTCACCCGTACAGTTTTACGCGGCGTATCTTGCAAAATACTACGAACAGTCTTTTGGCGAAGCCGAAATATACAAACAAGAATACACCAAGCATATGCAATCTGTACTGGCAACTACATTTACTAGGAGGATGCCAGACCCTTATTCGAGTTTATTCTAAATGGCATCCGCAGAACAAAAAAAATCATACAAGGTTGTTAAGCAATTTAAAGGCGTTAACACCAAGGCAAACCGCAC